ATTTGGTGGAGTAACAACTTTAACAAATTGCAAGTTTGTCCGTGTATCACCAACAATACTTGGTAATACATTTACCCATACCGATCTAAGAGGTCACATAGTTACTGATGGTAGTACCACAGGTGTTAAAGCAAAAGTCATTCATACACTACCAGCGCAAACAGGTGATAATTATGTTGTATTGTTCTTGCAATATTTGAGCGGAACAGAATTTGTTGGATCAACTACAACTGTAATAAATCAAGTTGTTGATACAGCAGATAATAGAAGTTATTCAATAAAGCAAGCAGTTGATGCCGCTGGTATTGCTGCTGTTGGAGATTCAACTCTAGTATCAGTAGATAGTGGTATATTCTATGTTGATGGTTTCTTTGTAAATAATACAAAGCAAACAGTATCTCTCTATTCACTAACAAATAGTGTTAGAATTTTTGATATGCCAACAAATAGAATTGGTTTCTCTGTAGAAAGAACAACCATCGATGCTACAGAAGACAATACTCTAAAGGATCCAGCAAACGGTTCCTACAATTATAATGCCCCCGGTGCTGATAGATATACAATCAATTTAGTTCTCACATCATTTGTTTTCTCAAATCTTGAAACTAAACCAGAAGAATATTCAACTCAGGATTTTATTGAACTTGCAAGAACTGTAAATGGTAAACTAGATTTTGTAAGAAGAACTCCAACATATTCAGACCTTCTTGATATTTTTGCTAGAAGAACATATGACGAATCTGGATCTTATACTGTAAGACCATTTGGTTTAGAAGTAAAGAATCATATTCGTTCTGACAAGTATACATTCACTGCAACTCGTTATTCTGGAGATATTACAGAAATAACAGGAGCAAACCAATTAGCATTTTCCTATAGTGATCCAAATTCTTCAGATCTACCACCTTTCCCCGGAGATGTATTGAAAATATACAATTCTAGTGGAACAATTTCATATCTTGACATTGTATCTGTTAGTGCAGGTGTTTCTGGTAGTAGCGTCGTTACTATGACTGCAAAATACCAAAACACTGATATCAACAATATTTTACCAATTGCAAATAGTACAAAGTTTTATCTATTCAGAAAAGGCAGTACTATTCCGGAAACAAATATTTATTTTAAAGTAACCAGTAGTACTGTTACTGTAGATCAAGATGAAACTGGAACATATAAAATTTCAGATACTCCAAAGGGATCTGATGATAAATTTGTTCTCTCTGTTCAACCAGGAAAAGCATATGTCTTTGGTTACGAATTTGAAAATATAAACAATACAAATATATCAGTAAATAGACCAAGAGATATTGTATCTTTGGATAATTATGAAGTAGATACAAATGTTGGTAATTATTTTATCGTAACCGCATCGAAATCAAGTGCACCCGGATTCGTGTATGCATTTGATGATTATACAAATTTTAATATAAATTCATTCCCAGCAGTAACATTAAAGGGCGAATTTGTTGAAATTAATATACCAAAGATTGCCGATACTTATTCGGAATTACCAGTAAAATACTGGTCACCTCTATTTGCAACAGAACAATCTGATAATGGATATTCAAATGTGTTATTTGTTAATCCGCCAAGTGGTTCCACACTTGCATTGAAGCGTGAAGGTAATACTTCTGGTTTTATAAGACCATCTGAAACTGCAGATGATAGAGTAAAACAAATAGGACAACAAATTTCTCCAACAAAGAGCATTTATTATACTGTATCGAATTCTTCTTTTCAAACAGAAGAAAATATTTCTCGTTTAGTATTCACAGAACCATATCATGGTAATTTTAAAACTGCATTTGGACAAGATGGATTACCAGATAATGAGGATTTATTTAGTGCAGATGAATATAGAAACAGTATTTACAACACTGTCTATCAAGTGGATTATAGTAACTTTACAAGTCTACCAACAATAAATAGTAAAGAAGATTTGACTGGAATTATTATTAAGAAGGCATATACCAGAAGATGGGTTCCTGCAAGTAGTTCTGGAATTACTGCTGGTAGCACTCTATATGTAAATATACCACAAGGAAATATTGCCTTTGGTAATGTCACAGGAACTCGTGGTATGACTTTACCAGGCTCAAACACAACAACAACAATACCAACAGAAGCAGGTGTGGTTTATAATCCAGAGGTAGGATCTGATGTTGCATATGGTAGTAGTATAGAAAGTATAAACCTACAAAATAATATTATACAGATAACTCTAGTAGAGGCAACAAGTAGTCTAGACTGTTCTGAAACTTCTGATGGTACTGGTACTACTGGTCTTGGTAAATTTAGAATAGGTGATGTTGTCAAACAATCTTATGTAAAGGGTGGTTCAAGATTACAGGCACAAGGATTAGTAGTTGCAGTGACAGAAAGTTCTACTCGTAATGGTTATAAGATATATGTTGAAGTACAAGGTTCTGTTGATTTTGTAAAATTTAATGAAACACCAGCACAATATTCTAGTATCAGTGCTATATATGGACCATGTGCATGTTACAGTATTCTAGCAGTCTCATCTCTTGATAATAGTCCATGCGGGTTCTTTACAACTATTAAGTTTAAAGAATCACCAAGTTATGGTGACTATACTGCAGGTAAAAAGGTTTTCCAATATGATATTGATTATTTACCAACCGATTCAACCGGAACTGGATTTTCAGCAACTCAATGTATAGCAGTTGGTAGTGTAGTTTCTTGGGACTCAAATACAAGAACATTAATAATACTACAAGAGAAGAATACATTTAAACAAAAATGTGGTTGGATATTTGAAACAGATACAGGAACAAGATATGGTGGCAGAGGCTGGGAATTAAATAAACATACATTAGTTAATGTTTCTAGTATTAATGAAATAGAAAGAACATCAGGTATATTCATCGATTCTGATCAGACATATGTTTCTGGTAATGATTTTAACGAAAATAATCAATTTGGCACAAGTAAACAAATTATAAATTCTTTTTCACAAGCATATACAACTGGTAAAGAACTGTATAGTGGTGATGAAGTGTATCAACTTCAGTCAGGTGGTGCTACATCGTATGGTAAAGTCGTTTACTTCAAAGCAGGACAAGTAAATAATCCAGCAGCAACAGTTGCTGAAGGAACAACTACTATTATTTTGAATAAGATTGCTGGTAAGGATTTTAGTTTCACACTTGGTGTTACTGCAGCAAAACCACTAGTATATGCAGGAATACCAAATCAAAGAAAATCATTCAATTATATTGTAAACGATACAACAGTTCTCCCATCTTCAGGTGAATATACTACAACTGGTACTGCTAAACTTAGACAATTACATAGATTATCGGATGATCAATATACTGTACATTTATTTGATATTAGTATGAATAATATTGGTACTAATAATGCAAAGTATCCATTATCAACCACTGTAAAGATAGCAGATTCAACAGGAGTAACTGATATATTCTCGGTTGATTCTGTTAATGGTGTAGCAACAATACAATCACCACAACAAAATACTCTAGTATTTGATCTACCTGTAGGCGACACTATCAATAATATTTCAGATTTTAAATACAGATTACAAAGAGATATAGAAGTACAATATACTGACGCATCAAATCCAACTTTAACAATAACTGCAGATGTTCCTGCAAATATTAGATTTATTGGTGGTGCAACTGGTGTCGGACAAGAACAAGGAAGAATTGATACTGCAGATTTAATTGCACACTATATCTTTGTTAAGACTGATAACGGTAGAATATATGATCTATCAGATACAACTTATTTTACTAAATGTGTTAACAATAACTCAAGTCAAGGTTCTGTATCTGAACTAACAATAACACTAAAACAACAACAAAATGGTTCGAATGTACTTCCAATAGGAACATATAGATTAATTGCTACCATGTCCGTTGGTGGTTCTACAGAACTGGGAATAAGAAAGAAAGTAAAGAAGAGAAAGACAGAAAAATTATCATTCAGTTCCAGTAGCATATTAACAATCAGTACAGCAGATGTTGTATCAATTGACTATATGACAGATACTTCTGGTAAAATTTATGATCTTTCATTCTTTGATTTCAATAATGGTCAAACAGACAATGTTTATGAATATGCTACTTTACAATTGAAGCAAGAAAAATTAGGTGTTTATTCTCTAACAAATACAGATGTTCTTATATCATACACATATTTTGAACATCAAGGAAATGGACCAATTGTAGTAAATTCATACGAAACACATAATGATGTTCCTGTTTATACGAGTCCATCAACAAATCAAAAATATAATCTCGATACAGTTATAGATTTTAGACCATATAGAAATTCAAGCGGTGGTCTAAGTGGTATCTATGGTATACCAGTTATTACCGAATCTTTCAGTGTGGATTATTCTTACTTTGAAGCAAAGAACTATAAAGTTGTTCTCACCAGAGATAAGCAATTCAAGGTTCTTGAAAGTCCATCATCACTTACACCAATAATGCCACCAGATGAACCAAATTCAATGACATTATTCACTATAAATTCACCATCATATCTTTCTAATATAAACGATTTAACAATAACATCATATAATCACCAAAGATTCACTATGAATGATATTAGAGAATTGGAAAAGAGAATTGAAAACCTAGAATACTTTACAAAACTAAACCTATTAGAAAAGACAGCACAAGATACAAAGATTGTCGATTCTACAGGAACAGAACTTGTCAAGACATCAATTCTAGTAGACGGATTCTCAGGACATGGTATTGGTGATACTGCTAACCCAGACTATAACTGCTCAATTGATACTTATGGTAACATATTACGACCACCATTCAAGACAACAGTTGTTGATTTTGATATAAGTTCAGATACAGAGAATACAGCAAAAATAAATAGTACAACTGGATTGGTAACTCTAAACTTCACTGAGAGTCCATTCATTATTCAATCACTATCTAGTTCATCAATAACAGTAAATGATTTTGCAAATACTGTTTGGCTTGGTACTGCAAGTTTGTCACCATCTGGTGATGCATGGTTTGATACCACAAATAAACCATTACTACTAACCAATATTGACGGTGAGAATGATACATTTAAAAATATGGTCGCTGCAAGTAAGAACAATAATCTTGGAGCATTTTCTACTAAATGGAATAATTGGCAAACAAATTGGCAAGGTGTTTCTCTTGATGAGAAGAAACTATCATTCACAAAGAATGGAATTACAAGTCTAACAAGAGATATATCATCTAGAACACCTGAAGTCGGTAAAACAAAGATTGCAGATAGAGTATTGAATACTGACATTATTCCTTTCATGAGAGAGAACACAATAACAGTAACAGTAACTGGTCTTAAGCCATCAAAGATTGTATATCCATATTTTGATGGTATAAGAATTGATTCTTATTGTAAGACTGCAGATGGAAATAGTTCATATGTAAATGGTACTAATAATAGAACAACCACATCAGGAACAACTACATTTAGATTCAATTTACCAGCAGGTAAATTTAGAATTGGTGAAAAACTATTAAGTGTAATGGATAATGCAAATGGTAATAAAGATTTAGCAACAACATTTGCAGAAGTAAAGTATGTAAGTTCTGGTATAAATTCATTCAAGAATGAATATTTAACATATCCAAGACCAGCAGCAGTTTCTACAACAGATACTGCACAGACACTACTAGCACAAACATTCTTCGTGGATCCTGTTAAGTATCCACAGGGATTGTTTACAAATAGTGTTGAATTGTTCTTTGCTTCTAAGGATACCCAAGGTATACCAGTTAAGTTGGAAATTAGACCAGTTGCATCTGGTTATCCATCAATTGGTGTAGGTTCTGTTGTATATCCATATGCAACAAAGACACTAACTCCGGATCTCGTAACAGTTATTGGTGGTAGTTCTACACCAACACCAGGATCAAGTGATGGTACAGTAAGTTCAAATGGAACAACATTCACATTTGATGCACCAGTACATCTACTACCAGGAGAACACTCATTAGTACTAACTTCAAATAGTTCTGAATATGCTGTATATGTTGCAGAAGTTGGACAAAATCAATTATATACAAATATAGCAATTTCAGAACAGCCTTACACTGGAAAGATGTATAAGACTAACAATAACTCAACATGGGTTGAGATGCAATCTACAGATTTAATGTTTGTTGTAAATAAGTGTAATTTTAGTAGCACAGGAACATTGATTCTAACTGATCCAGTTCTACCTAATGCATCTTTTGAGAAGTATTCTGTAGCAAATGTTACAATGTCATATGTTGATTTTGGTGGTTTAATCTCTTCAATAAACCTAGAAACATTAAATGAAAACAGTTCATTACTATCAACAAACACAATTAAACCAAATACAAATATAACATATACAAATAATAAAAATATTATGTTTGATGGTGATTCTGTAAGACTCACTATTAATATGAAGTCTGATTCCAATAACAATTTAAGTCCAGTTATTGATACAGAAAAGTTAAACTTCTTAGGAATTAGAAATCTAATTAGTACCCAAACAAATGTATCTGAAGAACTATCTGCAATAGCATATAGTACAAAAGCACGATATATAACTAAGACAGTAACATTGGAACCGGGATTAGAAGCAACGAACTGCTCAGTTTATATGAAAATAAATAAACCACAAGGAACAGCAGTTGATGTCTATATCAAGAGACAGGTTCAGGGAACAGATACACCATTTGCAAATGAAAAATATGAATTGATGACTCCAAATTATACAAATTTCGTATCAACATCAGAATCAGATTTCCAAGAAGCAAAATATGCATTAACTGCTAGTGAAATAGGTCAAGAATTTTCTAAATTCTCTATAAAGGTTGTCCTATACTCAACAAGTGAATCGGTAATACCAAAGATCAAAGATCTTAGAATAATAACAGCAACATGATTAAAAAAGTACAAGTTGAAGGAAATCCCAATTTATATCGTGATAAATATTCTGGAGCAGTATTAAATTGTAATCTAGAAGAAGTTAAGTTGGCAAAGATGAAGAGGCAGGAAAAAGAAAAAGCAATTAGTTTGGAAAAGACAGTAGATAATATGAAAAAAGAAATAAGTGATATAAAAGAATTATTAAATAATCTAATACGGGAAATCAAGAAATGAGCACAGACGGTAGCAATCTAATAACAGATATTACACCACTAGCACTCAGTGATAATTTTTATACTTGGTTTACACGAACAAATTTACTCATTGATGCAATCAATCCACTGAACATCTATGATATTACACCAAGAAAGGGTCTAACAGAATCCAGATCTGGTGGTAATGTAATTATTGATGTTGATACTGGTAAAGGTCTTAAGGCATATCCAAATGATGCTACTGGTAAATTAACTCTTGATTTTGAATCACTAACTGCTGCTGCTTCTGTTGCTAATGATGATCTATTTGTAATCGAAACACCAACAACAGGCGTAAGTAATGATGTCTATAAGATATCCGCATCTGCCATGTTGCCACCAACTCTTACAGGTAACCATGCATTTACCGGAACAATAACGGCATCTGTTCTAAATGTTAATGATAATGCAATTCGTCTTCAATATGGTGATACAATCACTGAAGATGGTGCTGGTCTTATCTTGGATACAACCACAAGTTCAAAGGTAAAGTTTACCTATGATCTAGCACGAGCAGCATGGTTTTCAAATAGAAATATAGGTCTTCAATCTGGTTATTCATTCCTAACGAATAGTAATAACAGAAGAGGAGAATTTAGATTTGGCACTCATGGTTCAAACCAATACGATGTTGGTATTGAACTATTAATGGGTCAACAAATTACACAAGGTGATGATCATTCTTGGTTAATTGAAGCAAGAAATGTAGATAGAGCACTAAATTTCATCTATAAGACATATGTAAACACTGATGTAGAGAATAGAATATTCTATGCACAAATCGATACTCTAAGTCCAGTAACAAGTACATTTGTAATTTCAGATAAGATTCAAATTGGAAATGTTGCAGGATCTACAACAAACTTTAAGAGTGTGACTGATTATTCTGCAAATATAATTCCAATTAGCAATTCAAATGGTATTCTTGATTCTAAGTGGACAAATCGTTATGTAAGTAGTACATATTCTTCTGGTTTAGCAGTTGGTAATATAGTAAAAATTTATAATGATACAAATAACCAAGCAACTGTAGTAAAATGTGCATTGACTTCTGTTTCAGATGACAGCGAAGCATATTCACTTGGTATTGTTGAAAGAATAAGCGGAGGTAAGGTTTGGGTAGTAACACATGGTGAATTTGTATTAAGCAATATTCCAGGATCTTATTCAAATCTTGATGTTGGTGCTGTTTATTACCTAACTAGTGGTTCTCCAAATTATACTTTAACAAAACCAACAACTGGTATCGTAAAACCAGTATTTGTTGCTACTAGCACAACTGGTGGTGTTATCTTCCCAATGAGTTCACAAGGACTTGGTTTTGGTAGATTTAATGCTATTGCAACTGGAGGTTCTCTAATAGGTGGTAACACTGTAAGTTCAACTTCACCTAATGATATATTTACTCTGGATGCTGGAGCGGGTATTGGTTTACAAACAGTTCCCGGTAGTAAAAAAATAATCATTAGTGCGCTATCTGCAGGATATCAACCAACATATTCAAGAATTATACCAAATTCTGGTGAAACTTTAAATGCTTTAAGTTCTGGAGAAACCTTAACAATTCAAGGAATTGGTGGAATAGAAGTAATTGGTGATGATAATACTGTTGGTGATATTTTAAATATTAGAGGTAAATATTTCCGAACTATAGAATGCACAGGACCAAACACAAACGATGATACATTCACAATAACTGCAAGCAATTTTGATGATTCTTTCCAATTCTATGCAGGAACTGGCATAAGAATGAGACAAGATCTATCAAATTCAAAAAGATTATGGATAGAAGCAACAGGCACAGGAACGGTGGTTTTGGGTGCTGGTAGTGTTTTACTATCGAATATACAGAGTTTATCACCAAATAGTGTTTTGATAGGAAATACATCAGGAACACCAACATCTTTACAATCATATTTAAATTCTATTCTATCAAGTGATAAAGGCACTGGTAATATCGAATGGCAAACACCAAATGAATTTGTTTTGGAAAAATTAGCAGATCCATCACAAGGAATTGAAAATATAACAGATGCAAGTAAAGCAACCTTATATGGAACTGGTAATAATAGAAAATTTGGTATTATTAGATTAGGTAAAAATAATACAACGATAGGAACAACTCAAGATTGTGATGTTGTTCCTTTTATTCATACAATTGAAAATTCTATAAATTCTGCAATTCTTGGTTTACAAGAAGGTGAAGGATTGACAATAGAAGCAAATAATTTGGTTTCTAATGCTCCAAGTGGTATACCAACACTAAAAATTAAAAATAAATATACATCATCTTTCAATAGAATACTAATACAAGATACAAATGAAATTATAACTTCAATTGGAGATAAAAAAGTTTATAATTTAATGCCTAGAAGTAAAATGAGTTATGGTTTTACTTCTGAATTATACTCTGGTAGTAGTTTTGGTAGAAAAGCATATGGTAGATGGTTAGCATTTAGAGATAATCAATCAGCTTCACAAATAATGGTGAATACTAATGAAACTGGGTTGCAAGCTACTTTAGCAACAGGTACAACTGTAGTAACATTAACATCGGGTGATACAAGAAATTTAAGACCAAGTACACAATTAAAGAAAACATCTGGTGGTGGTGCTTTTGGAGCAAATGCTCGTATTGACACAATAACATCAGACACAACATTTACGATGACTGTAAACCATGCTACTGCTGGTTCAATAACATTTGATTCTTATAAAAATTCTCAAATTGCTGCTCATGAAACTATTTCCACAGATATATCTTCAACTTTAACACTTGGTGGAACTACTGTAACTGTTTCCAGCACTAATGGTTTAGTAATAGGACAAACATTAATAAAACAAAGTGGTACTGGTGTATTTGGAACAAATGCAAAAATTACTAGAATAAATACCGACACTGTGTTTACTGTGGATGTTCCACATGCAACTGCTGGTAGCATTGTGTTTTCTTGTTCAGATGATTCTTCTCTTATAACTTTCCCATCATATAACAATAAAGATGGATTAAAAATTACATTTGCTGATAAAACTAATTGGGATTCTACTTTAGGAACCCAATGGAACAATACTTTAGATAATGCAACATCCGGTGTATATTCGGGTGGTATCTATAAACCGGATGGAACTCTTTATAAGACAACAGAAATAGCAAATAAAGTTTTTACATTTTCAATAGATGCTGCAACTAAATCAGGAACACAAAAATTTAGACTCAGTGTTTATCCAGGAAGATTGGAAGGAAAATCATCTTCATCTTCTCAAAGATCTCAAGATTTCACAGCAACAACAACACCTCAAAGATTTTATTATACAACAAAGATAAATGTAAATACTACTTTTGAAAAACAAAGAACTGGTTGGACAGCAAATATAACAGCAGGAAGTAATATAGTCGAATTTACTGGAGCGCCTACTCCCACTGCTACTGAACCAACAAGGAATTTCCCATTAAATATTTTAATTGGAGAAACAGTACCCGGTAATGTTGGTGTATATTTTGAAGATGAAACAAGAGCCTTAAGTTATACAACAAATTATAATGAAGCTACTGGTATAGGATCTGTGGTTTTTAGTAAACCAGCAAAAACTTCTGGAACCGGCATCGGCGTTTCTACTCTTAGATCCGCAATACAGCCACATATTAGTATTGTTAGTCCGTTTAAAGCAGATACAGGTGGTTCTATATATGTTTCAAATATTCAATTTGAAGAGGGATATCGTTCAAATGAATATATTCCATCTTTAACAGATAATACTACACCAGGATTTAGAACTGAAACTGAAAGCAATGGATCAGTTACATTCAGTTCTGTTTCTTCACCAATAGTATTAGATTCTGATACAAATAGTTCTACAATTTATTTTAATGTTGCTTCAAATTCCATAACAAATAATTATCTTGCTACAATGGCAGATAATACTGTTAAGGTTGGTACTGGATCTACAAATGCTAACAACACACCACAGGATTTACCAATAAATTCAAATAGTTTCTTGGGAAGAATAGGTAATGGTGATCTACGATCTGTATCAATAACACAATTGGCAGCAATGTTACCTTCTGTCAGTCAGTTTACATCTGTTGTTACTGATGATGGAAATTCATTATTAACAAGTGAATCATCAACAATAAGAATTAAAGGTGGTTCTGGTATTTCAACATCAACTGGCACAAATAATGAAATTACAATTTCTTATTCTGGTGGATCCACCACCACGGCAACGGGATTGACTGATGTATTTACAATTAATTCTTCTAATGCTACCACAAGTTCTGTCCAAGGACCAAGTGGTTTACCAAAAATTAAATTTAAAGATGGGTTTATTAAATTTGTTGCAACAAAAGAAGGATCAGATACTGTACTATTAAATAATTCAATTGATATTAGTACTTTGCCTGGTGGCACTGGTTCTGGTACTGGTCCTGGTTTATTGTATGCTGCAGGAAATAAAAATGCAAATCCACAATCATTGGTGATGACATTTTCACCAGTTGGAACTACTAATGAAGGAGATTTTCTACCAATATTGAGAGTTGGTGGTTCGTCCAATTCGTTGGGTTATGTTTCTAATACTGGAAATAATGCTCTTAGTAGAGTCATAGGATTTTCAACAGGTGGTCAATTAGTTGCATCGGATTCTTTCATAAACCAAATACAATTTGGTTCTGGTATTAGTGGTTTAACTGTTTCAAGTTCAACCGGAACCATTACAATCAACGCTAGTGCAGGAACACCAGTAACATTCCCACAAATTAGTTCATCTATTTATTTTGGACCAGGTTTACGATCTGGATTGGCAATGAATGATCCAACTGATGGTGATGGTGGAAATACTGAATTTTTATTTTGCACAAAAGATTCTTTATTATCAAGTTGGACGGGAAGCGATTATGTTACACAATTAATTTTGGCTTGTACTGGATTGACAACTGGTGGTACCACGCCAACGGCGACTACAATTATTAAAACAAGATATTTTGGTTCTGCTGGTTGGGCAAATCTATCAGCTGCAACCTCTCCAAGAATTTGTATGCCAAATTTCTTAATAGGAACTGGTCCAAATTCAAGTTCAGATACTCTTGGTGATGGTGTCTATCTAAGAAATGATACAACAAATAATGGTTTAATCTTTACTAACTATAATTTATCAACAAATACTGTTAAAACAATACAAAAAGATAGAAGTTGTCGTTTAGGTTTGGAAGTTCTTAATGTCGATACTGGCAGTACCGCATATGCAAATTCTAAGAATACTGCATACATTACCCACACATATGTACCAGCATCATCATCTATTGTCGATTCATTCACAGTTTTTTCTTCAACTAAGAAGTCATATAAGTACCTAGTACACGCACAAAATACTGGTGGTGATTTTTACACTACAGAACTATTGATTCAGATTAATGGAACAACTGCAAACATTCTTCAATATGCATCTTCAACGACTAGTTCTTCTCTAACAGTTTCATTCTCAGTAGCAGTAGCAGGAACACCTCTTATGGCAACTGTATCTCATAATTATACAGGACCATTGGATATTAAACTAATCAAGTACGAAGTATAATATGTCAAATCAAAAATTCAACAGTCAAACAGGCTACTCTGCCGATATAAACAACATAACATCCAAAGTAAGATTGGATTTTAATACAAATGTTATTAATCCAAAAAATGCAATATTGGGTGTTGATGAAACTGCCACGGAATTTGTATTATTAGATAATTCGTTATTACCAACAATAGGAACAGATAATACAAATTATAATGCCAATCTTTCTTCATTCAATAGAGATCATGAAGGAACTGTAAAAACTTATGTATTTGAAAAATTAATAAACCCATCAGTAGTTGGTTGTGAAAACTGCGGTAGTAAAGCACAATATTATCCAACAGGTGTAGACTCTTCTGGTCAGATTATAGATGATAGAGTCTTACCAGTAATTAATAAAGATGTAATTGCAGAATTTGAAATTCTTCCAGAAGCATATCATTCTTTTGAAATTGATCTAGTTGGTCATAGAAGAGTATGTGATGATTCTGGAAATTGTTTTTTTGAAAAAGCACAAATTGCAACTAATAATCAAACAACATCTTGGTCGAATGAGTTATTATTCGAATTGACATCTCAAGGTATACGATCCACAAATGAAGCCAAGGAAATATATGATAAGCTTATTTCATCTAATGATAATGAGAGAAGTTTAACAGCATATTCATACGCAAATACAAATCCTTCTACTACAAGTAATCAATTCCCACCATATAACGCTCCAAACAAAATGGACGATAATACAGCAATATCGGATCATAATGTAATCGATTATTCATGCTGTAAGTGTTGTTCATATTACGAAGATTACAATTTGGGAAAATTAACTTTAAATGAAGTAAAAACAAAATGTAGTGAAAGTAATTTATTACTTATTGGATCTTCAGAAACTTTTTTTCAATATTGCACAAGTCATTCCGTTACAAAATATAATAGACTTCATTTAAATTATAATTCACAGACAACAGATTCAATTTCAACATGCACACTGATACAAAGAAAATTGAATCAATATGGAACTTTCCCAAATCAATATCTACCACAATGTCTGAATTCAATTTATTCTGGATTAGGACAGCAAAAAACTGTAGTTTCTTTTGGTCCTACTTGCAGTCTCCCATGTTGTGCATCAGTTTCCTCTTCATCGACGGCTGTAGACAATTGCTGTCTTGATGATAACTCTTTTATAGATGGTGAAGGTACTGTACAAGATGATGGTACTGGTTCTAATGATTGCTGTAAAAATACAAGTACATTTTGTGTTATTAGTACTACTCCTCCAACAGATTGCACAAATCCATGTAATGATCGTTCATGTCCCGCATGGACTGCATGTTTGTGTGCTGTATGCGAAGATCCCACTTGTCCTAATTATAATGCATGTCTCTGTGGTGATCCCGCATGTCCATGTTCTGGATCGTGTGGAGATTATGGAGGATGTCAAGTTGGACTAAACAGATCCATTCCAATCGCATGGAACGATAAAGATCTAGGTGGAAGTGATGTTGATGGTGGTGGAAGTGTTGGTGGTTGTCCGAACGGAAAATCCAGACTACATGAATACATTACAACTACACAGATATTTGGATTAGGTAGATGTGTGGATGTACAAAATGGTGTTAAGAGTAACCTATACAAAGTTAATAGGAATGTTCCTTGTTCATCTATACCAAATTCGATAAGTAATTTAACAAACTATTGTGCTGTTTTGACTGCATCAAATCCAGAACTGTATTGGAAGTATTCATTTGATGATGTATCTTGGTTACTTCTTGGTGGTCACTTTTATGCAAATAAACAATCTAGAGATTTGATTTATAACCAAGGTGGAACTATCCACTTCTCAACATCTGTAAATTCTAATTTACTTGCATATAAACCAGAAAATGAAACCCATTCAATTTATCATATTGAAATGATAGACTCAAATAGCATAAAGTATAAATTACATAGCAGTTCAAATCTTATAAGTCCATCCTTCTATGATTCTGCAAATGCATTTATTTCGTTAGGTTATGGCTATAATTCTACCAAAGCAGATGGAACAAATAAAGAATCACATCCAGTAGTAAAAAAATATACTTATTATGAAAAACAAAATAGTCAAAACTATCTCTCTGAGTATAGAACTCCGGGAACAAGTAGTCCAAGAGTATTCTATGCAACTTATGGACAAAGAAATTCTGATGGTGTTCAACAAACTAGTAATGTAAATATAGTTCAAAAGAATATTACTGGTTTGACTCCAAATGTTGAAACAGGAAAATTAATTAATAGTGATACAAATGCTAATGGTAGAATTACGGATTGGCCAAGAACAAACAAGAACGAAGCATACACTTCTACTGGTAGACAATCACACCAACTAAATGTTGATCCTATTCTAGATGATACAACTGTTATTCAATGGGATAATAATTTCAATAACAAGATTTATCACAACACAATCACACCAACAAATACTTTACAACTTGCAAATGGTTCTACTTTTAGAAATGCAACATCTGGCACTTCTGCAACCACTTATAAAAATTATCTTGTAAACAATAGTATTCGTCAAGATTTTGGAATAATTACAGATTCTCGTAGTTTTGAATCAACAACAAGAAATTACGAGAACTATAAATTTTTAGGAACTATGGTTGATGATGAAACTATAGAAATTACAAATGCAAATATAATTGCAGATCCAAATGGAAATAAACAAACAGGTGTATCATCCGCAAATATATTAAATGAAATATTTAATAATATTGATGTTACATCTACAACAGATCCTAAAGTTATTACTGTAAATGCATACAATTATTCAAATATAAGTGCAACAAAAATATCAGTAATAACTTCATATGATATTTTAAATGATGGTACTTTGATAAATGATTATACTTTTGATGCAACTACAAATAAAATAAGAATTAAACTTGATAGAAAATATACAAGATGGAAAACTTCGGGCACACCAAGAATACCATTTACTGGATATTTTATGTTTAAAGTTAAGAGTCCAGCAACAGCATTTACAGATTCTATAACTTATGATAAAACTGGAATATTTAATGTATCTACTAGCAACCCTTTAAACTATAAATATAATTTTATTTCTGTAAAAACATATTTGGATAGAACAACTTCACTGTTACACAAGAATGAATTTGAATTATTTACTATCAACTCTGCAAGATTTGCAACTGCAGATTATGCATCATATGATGGTTCTTTAAAGACACAAAAAACAAATTATGATCAACACTTAGTACCAATGAGAGGTCTTCAATATGCATATTATAAGAGAGATCCGAGTAAAAACTTTGGTATAATTTCTGAAGTAGATGATTATCCAATCATAAGAACAATAAGAAAGAATAATGGAAAATTCTATGTACAAATTCTTGCTGGAGCATTTCCATATTACCATCCACTTGTACATGAATCTTTATTAAATCACTTAGGATATAAGGATTATGGATTGGTTTGGAGAAATAAAATCTGTAATGGAACTCCTAATTGGTATAATTACCTCGCAACCACAAAGTGGACATGCTATGTAAAGCATACTCAATTTGGTACTAATATTCCGGGTTGGACAAGAGTAAACGAAACAAGTACAACAGGAACTGGTTCACTAGGAAAGAAACCTGTTATAATTGGTCAAAATCCATATACTGCAGCAATAACAGGATCGCAAGTACCCAAAAATGATATAACACCGCCACCAGCAGAAGAGGAAAATGGCACAGTAGCAGAATAATAATTTAATAGGAACAAACAATGACAACATCCCCATTTAATTCAAAATACGGATTCGATTTAGGTGAAATAGCCAATATAGAATTTTCAGGAGTTTCTTCTACTAATGATCAGATATTGGTTTTAAAACCAGATGCTACTGGTAAATTTTACTTATATCCACAATCCATTTCATCAATAGCAAATAGTTCGGTTGTTTATCCATCTTCTGGTAGTTCATATTTAAAAAAACAAGTATTCACTACTACAATGAATCCAACTACAACATTCACCAATTTAACATCATTTACATTTGATATTGGCAGCAAACAAAAACTGTATCTAGTATCAAAAATAGATTTAATTGGTCAAGGATCTTTTAGTGGAACTTATAATTATTATCATTTTACAACTGGATATAATATAATTTCTGATATAAATGGACTAAATAATTATTCTTATAGACATATTCCTGGTCATTTTTCACATATTTTTAATAAATCAGGATCAACAAATTCTGCAACAATTACTTCAATTGGACCAGACAAACAATTTCAAAATTTTACAAATTTAGGATCATCAACTGAACTTTCTCTACAACCAAAGTTTTCAACAATTACATCACCAATGGATGCTGCTATAATAGATAATTATCCAAGGGTAAAAGCCAGTATAAATAGTAGTACGCAAGGTGGTCAAGATGATAAATTAGTCTTGACAATCCAAGCAAAAAGTATACAATTAACTCAAAATGAAAAGATTGATTGGTTTGGTTCGGTTGAATTTTTTGCATCTATAATATAAGGAGATTACAATGAAGGTTAAGTTACTTGAAATTTATAGTTCTGTTCCAGTGATGAATAAGCTTTTAGACGCAGAATTACCTGCTTCCGTTGCTTTCCAACTCACAAAGCTTCTAAAGACCCTAAATGAAGAAATTAAGGTAATAGAAGATCAGCGAGTAAAGTTGGTTTCTAAGCACGGCGAAACCACCGAAAATCAAGGTGTAACCGTTTCAGAAGCAAATAAACAAGCATTCCTCAAGGAATTTGGTGAACTATTAGAGACTGAAATTGAACTAAATTGGACACCAGTACCAGTTTCCAAGTTCGATAGTGTCAATATGTCAGCAAATGATTTGTTAAAAATTGCTTTCTTATTCTCAGAATAAGACATTTCTTCAAAACTAAGAAGTCTCCTCTTTATAAATAACAGATAAAGAGGAGATTTTTTTATGGCTCAACCAGCCAGCAGAGAAGAATTAAAAGAATACTGTCTTAGAAAATTGGGTTATCCAGTTATTCAAATAAATGTCGATGATGCTCAATTAGAGGATCGTCTTGACGATGCTTTGCAATTCTTTGCAGAGTACCACTTTGATGGTGTGGAAAAGGTCTACATTCGCAAACAAATTGAACAAAAGGATGTAGATAATGGATATATTGATTTAAAATCACCAACTACTGCAAATCCAAATGCAACCATTCCAATTGTTGCAGCAGATGCAATAGATCCAGATGGTAGATCTATTATATCAGTAACCAAAGTATTCCAGTTGTTTGATACCCTTGGTGGTACTGGTATGTTCGACGCACGCTACCAGATCGCTTTAAACGACTTATACGGTCTTCGTACAAACACCTATAGTCAGTCTCTGATCACATATGCAATCACCAGAAGTCATATGCAGATGTTACAGGACTTATTAACTCCAGAGAAGACTCTAGAATTTAGTCGTGTTACAAATAGAATTTATGTAAATATGGATTGGAAGCAACAATCATATTTGGGTCAATATATTATGTTTGAAGCATATAAAATATTAGATCCAACTAAGTATACAGAAATCTATAACGATAAAACCCTGAAGCGTTATACAACCGCACTCATTAAGCAACAATGGGGATCGAATATGATGAAGTTTGGTGGTGTTGAACTACCCGGCGGAATTACGCTAAACGGTACAGAAGTATTCCAAGAAGGCACAGTAGAAGTAGAAAAACTAGAAAACGAAATGCAAAGCAAGTGGGAACTCCCACCAGAATTTTTCGTAGGTTAAAATGACAACAAATCCATATTTTAAACATCAAGGTTATAAACCAACTCAAAATCTGATAGAAGATCTATCGGAAGAAGCCATCAAGATGCATGGTATTGATGTTGTTTATATTGTAAAGACTACCGATAAGGTAGATACTTTATTTGGTGATAATCAACATGGCAAATTAAAGAATTCATTCTCTATTGAGATGTATCTAAAGAATGCAAAAGGATTTGAAGGTACAAGAGATATGATTAGTAAATTCGGTATGGAGGTAAATGATAATATTACTTTAGTAGTTTCAAAGAAACGATTCAGAGAAGAAGTATTTAAACTACCAGAAATTACTGGTCGTCTTTATCCGATGAACAGACCGATGGAAGGTGACATTATCTATTTTCCACTATCACCAACATCAGATAACTTATATGAAATTAAATTTGTTGAAAACGATGACATGATGTATCAACAAGGAGATTACTATACTTTCCGCATCGATTGTGAACTATATAAGTACTCTATGGAGAATATCACTACAGGGTTCAGTAAGGTTGATGATATTCAATCCGAACTCATGGAGCAGATTACCACTGCACAAGATGGTACATATTTTATGGATAAGAAAGAAGTCAAGGATAATAGTCAAATACAAACAGAAGCATCTAATATTATTGACTTCACTACCAAAGACCCATTCTCGGAAGGTAATTATTAATGTTTAGTACTTTTTATCACGCAACAACAAGAAAATTAGTAACCGCTTTCGGTACTCTTTTCAATAACATTTATATTGAAAGAACCGATGAAGGTGTTACTAAAAAAATAAAAGTACCATTAATTTATTCTCCAAAGGAAAAATTTATTCATCGTTTAAATTTGGATATTGATAAGACCATGATTCAAACCGTTCTACCAAGAATGGGATTCTCAATCGCTGGTATAAGTTATGACGCTGAAAGAAAGAAAAATTCATTAAACAAAAGATGGAAGCAAGAAATTGGAACAAATGATGAAGTAACATTCCAATATCGATATGAAGATGTTCCCTACAATATAGACTTTGAACTTTACATTTATACAAGAAATATCGATGATGGTCTTCAAATTGTAGAACAGATTCTCCCATTCTTTGTTCCCGATTTTACTATCACTATAAAACCAAAAGTTCTCGATAACTCATTAGAAAAAGTAGATATTCCCATTATACTTAATCAAGTAATTCCCAATGAAGTGTACAATGAAAGTTTTTCAGAGGATACTAGAGTATTAAACTGGGATCTACAGTTTACTGCCAAGACAAATTTCTATGGTCCCGTCAGAAATTCCTCTAGTATCATTAAGGATGTCAAAGTCAATTTCTTTGATTTTGATGAGGTCTAATCATGGCTTATAAAAAATATGCAACAGTCAGGGTAAGACCAGTAATATTTGAAAGAGATACAAATGGAGATTTTGTACTAGATACAAATAACGATAAAGTTATTTTAAAAACACCTAATGAAATAAATCCACAAGAACCATATGACTATCTAATAGAAATAGAGGAATATCCATAATGGCAGAAAGAGATCAGTTTAGTGCAGGTGTAGGTTCTGGTATATACGGTTCTGGAGAACCAGTAGGAAATATAGTTTTTCCTTCAACCAAATTACCAAAACCAGAAAATCTGTTAGCAACAAATAACATACACTTGGATAAAGTATCATTAACCTGGAACTCTGTTACCGATGCAACATATTATAATGTTTATAGAGATTTTGTTTTTTTAGAAAAAACTTCTTCAACATCTTATGATGATACTACAGCAATAGAAGGAAAAGTTTATACTTATTCTGTAACTGCTGCAAATAATAGTTCTCAAAGCGATCAAAGTAATACTGATACTGGTTCTAGAAAGATTAATGGTGTTCAAAATTTAATAGCATCACAAACATTACCAACTACTATAAATTTGTCATGGAATTCCAACCCAAATGCAATAAACTATACAGTTTATAGAGGTACTGATACAAATTTACAAAGTATGATAATTTTGGGTATAACCTCATCAAATTCCTTCACAGATTCATCAGATCTTATATATGGAAATGTTTATTACTATAGAATAATACCAATATCAGACGATGGTAATGGTGCAGAAAGTTCATATGCTTCTGGATTTTTATTCGTTGATAAACCAACTTGTCCATCAGTAAATGTAAGTGATGGAACAGATCCTGATAAAATAATACTATCATGGAATTCTGTATCGACTGCAACAAATTATAGAGTTTATAGAGATGGTGTAGAAATACAAAATACCACACAACTAACATATACTGATACATCAATACAACAGGGAATAGCATACTCTTATCTGGTAGTATCAGAAAATCAAGCAGGACTATGTACAGATACAACTGATAATTATGAAATAGGTTGGGCAAAATTATCCCCACCACAACAATTCACTGCTACAGATGGAACATCAGAATCAAATATTACTTTAAACTGGGTTTCTGTACAAAATGCAACACATTATAACATTTATAGGAGACTTGCAGTTACTGGTGTTCCATATTCACAAATTGCTTCGGTTCAAACTTCTAATTACACAGATACAAATACTGATTTAGTTTATGGAAGCACATATGTCTATAAAGTTCGTGCTGCATCTTATATAAATGGTGTAGAACAAGAAAGTATTGATAGTGATGAAGATACTGGGATTTTAAAAAATCCAACACCAGTTGCGCCGGTTATTGTTGCAACAAATGGTGATTATGATGATAAAATTTCTTTATCTTGGAATTCTGTTGAACATGCCTCGGATTACATCGTTTATAGAGGTTCTACTCAAATTGCAGTAGTATCTGGTACTACTTATGATGACAATGATACTTCAGTATCTTCTTGTACCGCTTATACTTACAGAGTAAAAGCAAGAACGATGTTTGGTGATGAAAGTGCATTTTCAAATTCAGATATTGGTTATAAAAAATTACAGAAACCAAATGGACTACTTGCAACCGATTCTGAATATACTGGAAAAATTCGCGTATCTTGGAATTCTGTTCCAAATGCTTTAAATTATACTTTGTATAGATCATTACTTCGTACTGAAGCAAGTATGATTCCTTTAGTAACTGTTTCATCTGCATTTTATGATGATACAAATACAGATTTGGTTTATGGAATCACATATTATTATGCAGTAAAAGCAAATTGTGTTTGTGCTTCTTGTTCTACAAATGGTGAAACTTCAGAATTTAGTGATATAGATTCTGGTATATTAAGAAATATGCCAACACAATTAACTCCTCCAAATGCACCAACCACACTCACAATTGAACCAGCCAGCACCAATTTTATAGAATTAAAGTGGTCTTCAGTCACATCCGCAACTCGTTATAAAATTTTTAGAGATGGAATACAAGTAGCAATAACTAATGCAGGAACAACCACATATCGAGATACACCAACACCGGGCATTCAATATACCTATACTGTAAAATCAAATAATAGTGATGGTGATAGTTCTTCATCATCACCTGCTATTGGTTATCGTATATTGTCTCAGCCAGGAAGTGTCACAGCAACAAAAAATGCAAACTCTACAGAATCTTATATCAAAGTAACATGGAGTTTTACTGATCTTGGTGCAACAAGTTATACTATTTTTAGAGGAACATCCCCTTATTCGTTATCACAAATTGATACAAGTTATACTACAGAATATTATGATACAAATACGGATTTATCATATAATACAATTTATTATTATGCAGTAAAAGCAAATTCATCTTTTGCAGCTGCAACAAGTGCATTTAGTAATATAACTAGTGATTCTGCTGGAATTTTAAAATCTCCTGCTCCAACTAGTTTTAATTTAAATTCCATAAGTTCAATTTATACCGATAAAGTAATTGTAACTTGGAATTCATCACAATATGCATATGGTGGTTATTCTGTAAGTAGAGATGGGACATCATTAACAAATGGCTATTCTTCATCTAACTTTTTAACATATAGTAATACATTTCAACAAGGACAAACAGATTGGATTTTATATAATAGTTCATCTATTAGTATTAGTCCACAAATCCATATGCCAAATAATACCACAGATGATGAATATGGTAAAGTATTAACATTTTCATCATCAAAAACTTCAAATAATGGTATTTATCAAGTAATAAAAAATGTAACAAGTTCGACATTATACACACTTTCTTGTTATGTTAGATCTATAACAGATACTCAAAAATTTAGAATGAGTTATTTTGATGGTAGTACAAGTACTTTTTCAAATGAATTCACAGCCGATACAACACCGACAAGATTTACCTTTACATTTACAACCAATACAAATACTAAGATAACATCAAATATTGCAATTGGAAATAATTCTACTACATCTGGTGAAACCACATTCTGGGAAGATGGTAGTATTGTAATATGGGGTGCTCAATTAGAAAAGGGTTCTGTTGCAACCGCATTAATTCCAACAACAACAGAACCAGTCACATCAAGGACATATACAGACACAACAGCAACATATGGAACCAATCATTCATATAGCGTAACTGCTTTGAATAATATAACATCAAGAAACAGTAATAATTCTGTAAATGGATCTCTAAAATTATTAGCACCAACTTTAACTTCTGTAACAAATAATTTAACAACAAAAGTAACTTTAAATTGGAATCCCATCTCTGGTGCATCCACATATAAAGTTTATAGAGGAACAACTTCTAACACTTCCACCATGTCTCTTTTATCGGGTGGTGTTTCTACTACTTCATATGATGATACAACTGCTACTGCTGGAACTACTTATTATTATTCCATAAAAGCCACAACATCATTTAGTACTGATAGTGATTTTGGTAATGTGATTTCTGGTAGTAAAGCATTACAAGTAGTACAACCCGGAGATATTTTTGAAAATCATTTTGGACATAATTTTTACAATGGTAGTAATTTAACACTATTGGATTCTGCTAATACAAATGTAACTTATAATTATTTTTCATATGAGACTTTTTATGAGCCAATGAGAGCAATTAATTGGAGTTCTCTATATAGAGATAGAAATAATAGATATACAAACCAAATATTTTACTCAAATAAATTATCAACCACCAATAATGAAATAAATTATTTGGAAAAAATAAGCATGTTTGGTTATTCAACTTATGCAAATATTCAACCAACAAATAAAAAATTATTTACAAACTTTGATGTTTATAGAGGAGAAGGAAGTTCTAAATACTTTGACACAATAGTAGCATTTTACCCAAATTATGATGAACTTTTAACTAAAACAATACAAACAACTATTACCCCACAATAATATGGCACAATTTATAAATATAACTGATACAGAATTACAACAATTTCCCACATGGAGAGCACACAATAATCGCCAAGTTTCAAGAGAACTTGCTGGTATAAGAGGATTTGCTCCTGCTATTCATTTTCACGATACAACTTATGATACCGATACAGCAATCACAACTACAGAATTGATGCGACCCGATGATAGAATTTTAAAAGTTCCTATAGGTGAACAAATTTATTTTTGGGGAATAGAAATGTATGCAGGTGGTTATGATACTATTAATGTATACTACAGACAAAATTCCAGTTCAAATTGGCAGATAGTAAAGGGTACTGGTTATACTGGTTCTGTTTTTATAAGTCCTAGTTTTGCTACATTAAGTACTTCTTATAATTATTATCCAAACTCTGATTTGATAAATGCTATAGGTACTACTTTTTATCCAAATGGAATAAGTACTATCACTGGCGTTACTACATTTAATCAATATCCTTATATTGCAGAATTTCCTATTTTAGGATATACACAATCTTATGCATATGGTACTTTTACAAGTAGAACTGCCGGAGATACTGATCTTTATGGTGATACAGGTGATCCGGGAAGATACAATTTATATGTTCAAAATCATTGTAGATCATTTGTTTTTTTTAGAGAAGGTGAATATTTAGTTGAATTAAATGAAGCATGTGGATGGGCAGGTTCCGATACAGATGGTAAAAATGGTACTGGTTATAATTATGGTAATGCATCTTCATACTCAACTCCCGGAAAATCATATTCAAATGTATCAACACAAACCGGAGAAGGAAATAGGTTCTATAGTCACGAAACAATACCAACTCCCTCTTCAGGTAATGGAAGTACTAATTATAATTCAACAACTCAACAATTTTATCAAAAATTTAACCCAATAAATTATAATTCAAATCCCGGTTTATATGGAACATTAAAAGAACAAATAAAATCTAATACAACTTATTCTCAAAATTATAGATCATGTTTTACAAAAAAAATATTAATACAAAGTTATGCAAGAGAATATATTGATAACAATGATAGTAAAAAGAAAAAAATGATAGATTGCATAGATGGTTCAGTTAATGAGTGTCCATCTCTTATTACTATAACTCCCGGAACTGTGATAAATACATCAATAATTAATAAACCATATCAAAAAGTTATAGGGTACGGTGCAGTATTTGAAGATAATGGTTCTGGTAATTTTATAACAAGTAATAGTCCAGAAACTACATCTTTTACAACTGCCAGTCAAAGATTTTCAAATATAAATCAAAGATGGAATGGTACAGCAAAAACATTAATAAATCGAAGACAGGTAACAGTAGAAGGTTTAACTATAAGAGGAAATTCAAGTGTATTACCTTCAAAAATTAATTTTACAGTTCCGTCTAATAGTATTTTAGATTTAAGAGGAAGTGTATTTAAAAATTGCACATTTGAAAATATTATATTTGATGATAAAACAGATTCTATCTGTTGGACGGGTTGCTCATTTTTAGATTGTAAATTTAAACGATGCCAATTAAATATGAGTTCTGATTCTATATTATTTAAACAATGTGAATTTATAGGAAGGTCAGAAGGAACAGATACATTAAATATAAGTGGAAATTCTAATTGTTTTATGGGTTGTATATTTAAAAACAATTTTAGAACATTTTTTATGAGTACAGATGATGCACCATGCACAGATAATTTGTGGTTTAAATGTTATTTTAATGATTCATTTTTTCATTCTGGTGGAAATGAACAGTTTATATCATCAAATAATACAAGTAAATTACTAAATGCTGTACCTACAGGACAACCTTTACTATTAAAACAAAAAAATAGAGAATTTTCTAGAAATATATTTGCGTTCAATAGAATATACGGAGCAGGATTATTTACTATAGGAAACAAAAACTCATTCTCTAGAGCAAATGTATATACTATGAATGATACATTTTGTCCTACATTAATCTTAACCGATATAGATTCTACAAAAAATACAAGTACCACAGAACTGAGTGGTGGTAATTATTATGATGTTCATTATTTAAATAGTTATAGAAAATTTAAAATGATACTTGGTGAAAATACTCACCATATGAGATTATTATATAATCAAATTTCAGAACCACAATTATTTGGAAATACTGGCGGATTAATGGGAACTACAAATTGGGATATTTCTATGTTTGAAAATCTCCCCATATTCAGTATAGTTAGTAAATATGAAAATCCATCTAACGGGTATTCTGATTGTAAACACACATCAAGAGCAACTGGAAATAAAATAATTGGAAATAAAATACAAAATTGGCAAGGTATTTTTGCAAATACGCCAACATCTCCTTGTTCAATATACTTAAATTTTCATAATATTTTGCATTGCAGTAAATGTGGTGCTAATTATTATAATAGTGGTGTTACTGTGGAAAAAAATAGTAATGGAATTTTGGATTGGTTAGATATAACAGATTTTGATGGTGACACTATAAGTGATGGTAAATTTATAAATATAGCATATAGAAATCAATTAGTAAATCCAGAAGCACAATCTGCAAGAGGCAAAGGATCGGGTTATGCTACCAATAGTGATCCTTGTTTTGGCATTGGTGATAGTTCCACAAGTATAGGAACATTTACTCCATTATGGTTTCCAAATGGTGTATGTAAAGAAACTATTCCATATTTTAATTGTAATTCAATTTATATTGGATCTGGAACTACTTATCCAAATCCATATACAAATGTATTTGGTACTCATGGAAAACAAGGAAATAATTCTTATAGAAGAATATCAGTACCAACTTATACGAATTCTGCAACACCAATAACACTTGTTACAAATGGATCAAATCCCACAATATTTACTGGAGATCTAGTTAATAGATTAGATTTAAAATAATAGGAAAATAACATGGCAGATACATGGAAAGCATATACAGATACACAGGCTCTTAAAGAACTAGCAGGACTTCGTGGTATTGCACCATCTGTTAGATTTTTAGAAAAACGACCACAAGGTGCTAGTAAAGAAAAAATTTATCATGTAAGACAAAATGAATTAGTTTACTTATGGGGTGTTGAAATGTTTCAAGGAGGCACTGATTGTATTACTATTGATATGATTAATAGTGATGGAAGTTTTACACCTTATAAATCTGGTGGACAGTCAATTACTGATTTTATTTCTGCAGATAAAATGACTTATAATTTTGGGTTGATAGAATATCCAGGATTTGATGATTTCTGGGAAGATCCATATCTTGTAAATTATATAACAACCGATACAAATCAAGAAATAAAAAAAATAGTAAAAAGTAATTTCTTTAGAGCTTTTGTTTTCCCAAATGAAGGTTATTATAGAATAGTTTTGAATGAAAGAATAAATCCTTTAACTGGTTCTTCTGGATTTGTTGCAAACTATAATGATGATCAATACACTCCTTTAACTAATTATTATGCCAGATCATGGATGGGTTCGACTTTAAAGAATCCTACAAATAATTCTACTTCTTTTTATGGAATGAAAGGTGCAAATTCCGCAAACACACAATCGGATAATCCATTTAACAATATGAATGACGATCCAACAGCGGCTCCGATACAAGCAATAAGAACAGAGAGTGAATTTAAAAGAGAAATAATAATAAAAGTTATATCTTCAAATAAAGATATAGTTGATTCTTCAACTATATCAAGAAGAAATATTACTTTTTCATCTGGTTATAATTATGAAGATAGTATACAAGCAGCTTTAGTAAATGGTAAAACTACATTTGGTGCATTAAATGTTCAAGGAAATAATGCTCATTTTGCTTCTAGAAGATTTTTTAGACCATTAGAATTTGGAACTTATGCTGGAGCATCAAATGTAAAATATATTTCATATACTTCTGGTAGCGATACTGCTGCTTATGGAAATGAAGGTTGGAAGGCATTATTCAATAGAGGACATAATTCCGAATCGCCGCCCAAAATAATGAATTCCGATTTGGAATTTTTATATGCAGATTCTAATGATAATATGGAATATGCTCCAATCTCAAGAGATTTATATGTTGGTGGTAAATTGAATAATGGTTCAACCACAGATAATAATATTAGAAATAATACTACAATTAATTATTCATCATCAATTGATGATGATTTTAGACGATTAAGAATAATAAACGCTAGAAATAGTATTATTGAAAATTTAAACATGTATTCAAATACCTTTGGTATAGGTACTGGAGAACCAAATTTTTTAGGACCGAATAATTGGTGGATTTATAGAAAAACTACAGGTGGTGATTATAATACTTCTGGTAGGGGTTATGTGCATAGAGCAATAATAGATTTAAGTGGTTCAATAATTCGAAATTGTACATTTGAAGGAATGCTTTTTAATGCCTTAGGAGTGTTTACTGATCAATATAGTCAAAGTTTTATTGTAGATGGTTGCACATTTGAAAATTGTACATTTAAAGGTGCTAATTTATTACAAGGATTTAATGGTATTGGTATATTAATAAAAAATTGTAAATTTGAACAAATACCTAAAAATTGTGCAACTAGCGATGATCTTATTAGATTTTATAATACTCATTCTGTTTGTATGATGGGATGTTCTGTTGAACATCAAGGCAGATTTATAGAAATGATTGCAAACGGTCCTTTTACTGATAATATTATAATAAGATGTTTTGATAAAAGAAGATCTGGACAAATGCAAGCAGGAGAAGGAATTACAATCGATGCTTCCAATTCTTATCCGGTTTCCGGTACTCCTGATGGTACATGGCCAAATGTAAGTTATTCCTTTATCTTAAACAGTGGAACACTAAAACAAAGACAATATGGATCAAATGAAGGATTCTCCGAAAGTGAAAAAATAAGAACTTCACAGTTTAATGGTAATTTATGTTTAATGAATAATTCTATTATGTCATCAGGAAATAGTATTTCGCTTCATGGTTTTATTGCTAAAGGTAAGTTGAATCTATCAGCATTTACCAATCACCACTATGATCCTGGTCATTATCTTTTTGGTAGAAAAATAGACTCAACTGCAAGTAATTCCGATAATAATATTTGGTGGCATTATAATGTCTATATGCATAATTATTCTTTTGGTGGTTGTCAAGGAATAGATTTTAGACCTAATGCTGAAAATAATAGATTTTTAAATTGTGTTTTTGAAAATCCTGGTTATGTTGGTTTAGATTATGGTAATTTTACAAATCCAGCAACAAGCGATTATACTTCTAAGAGGTTTATATATCAAATGTCAAATGTTGAAGGTTCAATAGGTGATTCTTCGGCTTCACCAACAAAAAATTTATTTAATAATTGCATAATAATAAATTATAATGAAAAAATAACAAAAGAATCATATGAATCATTTTATCCGTCCAGAAATGAATTTAGTAGTTATGGTGATTATGGTCTTTATGGTCAAAGAAGTGTTACACCTGTAGTTACAACCAATCCTGTAGGATCTATACCCGTAAAATATTTTAAATTTGCAGATGATACTGCCAGCAGAGGTTCATATCCAACTTCTGGCGGTGGTTATGGATGGCAAGTAGACCCAACAACAAAAAGCCCAAGACCATCTACAATTTTTCCAAATAATGAAACGGATGCACAATTAACTCAAAGATTGAGTGGTGGAGAAAATGTTATACATAATTTAACAAAGATAGGCGAAAGGTATTTTTAAAAATGGCAAATTATATTGATTTGGGATATTATTTGGGTCTTAGAAAATTAGCAGGACTAAGATCTGTAACTCCATCTATAGAATATATGGAGGGAACAGATACAGTTTTTTTTGTTCAACAAGATAAACAAATATATCTAACAGGTTGTGAAATGTCTGCATTACAAGCAGATTGTATAAAAATAAGTTATAAAGCAAATCCTAGTGATTCTTATACTGTAATAAAAAATTATGTAAGTCAAACTGTATTCAATGTTACAAATACATATGATGATACAAATAATACAAATTTAATAAGTGTTAAAATTTCTGCAACTCCTGTTATGAATAAAAGAAAATTTGGAAATGAAAATAGTTTTAGATATTCCTATCAAGGTAGTACTATATTAGAAGAATATGACACTTACACAGGAGCAACTGATAATTTATCAATAACTGGAAATGCTGAACAGGATCCAATTGGAGTAAATAACTATAATTTTTCAAGATCATTTATATTTAAAACTCCTGGTTATTATAAAATAGAATTAGATGAAGCACAGTCTGCATTATATAAAACCACGAGCACAAATACAATTTTAACAAATCCAGATGCACAATCTGATTATAACTCTTATAAATCATCAACAACTGGACCTTGGACACCAGTTGATCATGCATCACATCAAAATGGAAATTTTTTTAAACGACAAATTATAGTAAAATGTGTTAATAATTATGATGCAATTTTACAATCAAATATAGTAACTGAAATAAATGAATTTACAGGGTCACCACCACCACAAACTCAAACTGTTTATATTCCTTCTAATGCTGCTGATAGAAGAAAAATATCAGTAAAAGATTTATTGATTAATGGACAAACATATGGATCAAATCAATATGAAAAATATTGTATAGAAACAAATGGATTAAGAACAGCAACTTTCAATGCAAGCGATAAACAAATAACTACTAATTCTTCTACATATAAAATTTTAAGAAATAGTATATTTTCTGATATAATCTTTAATGGATCTGGAATTACAAATTTAGTTAAAATTGAATCTACTGGTGGAATTATCACAACAGTGGATATGAGAAATACTTTGTTTAAAAATTGTATATTTAAAGGAATTGTATTTGGTAGTAAAAATTATAATCAATTAATATTAGATGGAAGTACTTTTGAGTCTTGTGAATTTATAAATTGTAAATTTTACATAAGACCAAAAAATATATTGTTTAAAAATTGTAACATCAATAATACTGGTAATTATGCACCAATATTTAATATAAATGGTTCTGATGGAAATGTTTTTATAGATTTAATTTTTAATAATGTTGATAGACCCTTTGTATTTGATAATGGTGACAATAAAAACAATTTAAATAATTTATTTTACAGAGTTTTTTCTACAGATTCACCAAGTGCTACAAATAGATGTTCGTTTGTCAAAGTAATGCAAAGCAATTCAACTCCTGGTGTTTTTGTTGGTAATATTGCGATGATGAATTGTATAGTTGCTGTTGGTGATCCAATTGTTATTGAATCATCTGCAAATCTTAATCTGTTTACTATGAATTATTTTGAATCGAGTGGCTCTGTTAAACTCGGAACAGAAAAAAATCCAGATGCAGATCCAAAAAATCAATATTATGCTTTTATTAATTTCCCAAATGGAACACAACCAGCAGAAAAATATTTAAGTTGGGAAAATAAAATAATAGCAACATATTCTGGAAATTTAGTATCAACTAATGGTGGAAGTATAGTTTCAAATGGTAGAGCATTCGCTTGGGAAGAAAATCCAGTAAATCCAATAACTTCAAGTCCTTGGCATAATATAATTTATGAAAATATTTTTGGCGCGTATAAATGGGGAATGAGAAGTTTCTTTTTATTTTTTCCACTTGGTGGTCCTAGAGCATCGGGTAGTTCTCCATATGCAAATCCAATTGAATATATTAAAAGAAAAAATCAATACTCTGAAGCAGTATATACAGCAGGAACTTATAAGAATACAGATGGTACTACTCCAGATTATCAATGTCCTGCTATATGGAAAGGATTTAAAGAATCAATACGCTCACTTATTGAAGGCAATATGATTCCTACAGGAACTGGCAGAGAATCCATTACTGAACCATGTAATGTAACATTATATTTGCCCGCATTCATGGGGTATGAGACATATAGAGAACAAACCACAACTTATTGGAATTCTTTAGGTGCGAATAATGCGGCAAGAGATACTGCATTTAATATAAAATTAAATGATTATATTAATGATTTAATTTATATGGCAGGTTCATCTACCAATAAAAATAAAGGCAAATTAAGTATATGTTTTGATACTTCATCTCATTGTGCAACACCAAATAATATTACATTATATCAAAGTATGGATGGTGTTGGTAGTGGTGTATATAAATCGGATGTATTGGAACTTGCAGATTGGAATGTAAAAACTGCACTAGAAAATGCAGGAATAACAGTATTTTGTGAATCAAGACCGAGTAGTAAAAATAAAGCAGTAAGTAGTACAGGAGGCTATCAGGGAACGCCATCTGGTACTTATTATGATTCTGGTTGGAAAAATTTTACATCTATTGAATATTGGTTGTGGGTTTCTGATCCAGAAAATCCCACAAGAACAAATTCTGTTAATGCTGCCGAAAGAGCAGTATGGTCAAAACATATAAAAAATTCTGATGCAAATTATATTTTTAGACTACCTTTAAATGGTATTGAAAATTATTTCTTTACTTATGATGAAAATGGAAATAAAGATTTAAGTAGCGATCCGTTTGGTTTACCTAGTTATTTTGCTAATGCAGGTATGACAAAAACATTTAAAAACTGGACAGGAATAAATTTATATTATAGTCCATATTTTTATCTTCATTGTCTTTATGCACTTTCCGATAATTATCGATTATATAATAAATTAAAATATAATGCAACAAGTAATGCATCAGATATTAAATTAAAAACAAAAAATTATATTTCTATGCCGCTTGATATATTTGCAAAAAATCATAGTACTATTTGGGCAAATAATAGTTCTCAAAGTAAAGATGCATATTATATTGTTTCCAATACAGATCCTTCTTCTGCAGCAACTAGTGGTTTTTTTAATAGTCCAGAATTTACACTTACTGCTACTCAAGACCCATCAAGTTATGCAGGAGGATTTTGGAATAAAACAACTACTACTGGTAATTGGTCATTTTGGAATAACAATATTAGAAAAAAAACATTTTTAGAATTTATTCAATTTTTAAATTTATTCAGTGATTCTTGTTATCCACAGGAAACAATTGGCAAATCTGAAAATGATATATATCCAAATGATTATTGGAGTTATAATTTATTAAAAGATATATCATTGAACGGTTTATGGGCTACACCGTTTAGATATACACTCAATTCAAATTTAACAGAACTAATAAGTCCATATATTATAGATGGAAGATTATTTCCAACAATAGGTGCCACGAAGGCTGACGGGTTAACTCCCTTAAATGAAGCAATATTCACACCATCTTCTGCTATATCATTTTTTAATACTAATAAAATACCAGAACAAAGAAGAGTATTGCAGACTAAATTCTTAGATGCTTCTTATGGTGATGATTTCTGGTTAATGAGAGGAAATCAAAGTGGTGCTGATAGACAAAGTTTAGATAAATGTTTTAATGTTAATGATGGTTGCAAAGATCCATCAGGTAATATAATCCGAGAAGATAAAATTGATCCAAGAGAATCCGTAGGTACTGGTAATCTTGCATTTGGTGGTGAATTAGCATATCCATCGCCATGGTTTGATAACACAAGCAATAGAGTTAAATCAGAATGGACAACTTGGTTAGATACTTATAAAAACTCCCCTAACTTTGGTAAAGTTTCTTATATTGTCAATGATATAGAATCATATAATCCACTTTCTTATTGGGGAAATTTTTTAAGACAAGATAGTGCCGATCCGCTTGGTGATTCACTCCGAAGTAGACATTTAAATTATATTCTAAATGATACAAGAGCAAGTGGTGGTGCAGGAAATTCTTCAATATATGGAAGTCTTCGTTCACAATTAAAAATGACTGGATCTACTCCATTTACAGTAGCAGATTTTAATAAACAAGATCGCACAAAAGGTGGTTATTACTTATGGAATTTTGTATTAGGTCGATCTGGTGCTTATTATGCAAATGATGCAGTTTATTCTCCAGTAGCGACAAGATTTCCAAAAACACAAGTATCAAATTACGATAGTATAAAACTTTTAACAAGTGATAAAGTACCAGATTCTAATAGTCACTTCCAATATAAGGATGAAGATGTTGGTAATTCTGTTGCACCTGTATTGTTTGGAGAATGGTCTACTACTGCGGGAAATGCAATACAAATAGATCCAACAGATCCAACTTCTTTAGTTGATAAATCTACTGGTCAGGCTTTTGGTAATGATGCATGGAAAGTTTTATTATTAACACAACAAAAATTAAGAGCAGTTGATAGAAATAGAATAGCAGATGGTAAAAAATTATCCGTTTGGTTAGCATATTTTGGTTATGGATCCTTGGGAAATTATTGGGATGAAAATGCTTATCATACATTATTGAGAAAACCAGAACCAATACTGTATTTTAATGGTGGTGGTGGTCAATCATCAAATGATACTAGACTCATTAATATTATAAAGGATGTTAATACCAGAACAAATAGAAAAATTATTTCTACAGTTTCTAGTTCATATAATAAATTAAATTATAATAAAAAATATATATTTACAGGTTGTACTACAATAGATAAAATAAATTTATGGAGAATAACTATTGATTCAACTACTGTACAATCTGTATCTTTAAACGGAACAAGTTATGATGTTAGTACAATTCCCGGTATTTGGTTTACAACAGATACAAGTATAATAGATATTAAAGAAGCAAATTATGATTCTACTACACTAACATTATACTTATATACATAAATTAGAGAATTATATTATGGAAAATAAAGAATCAATTGATGAGAAGTTGGAGAACGCTTTTAATTTACCAAAATCTGTTGGTGAGATTGTAGATATACAACCCATTCCAGCACCAGTTCCAACTGGTAGAGATCATCTTACAAATGATTATGAAACTGTAAGAGCAAATCTCTATGATATTATCGACAAGGGTTCAAAAGCAATAGATGGTATTCTTCATGTTGCTTCAGAGGGAGACTCCCCAAGAGCATATGAAGTTGTATCTCAACTCATCAAGAGTGTAGCAGATGCGAACAAAGATCTTCTTCAATTACACAAACAATTAAAAGAAATTAGACAAGATACTCCTGCTTCTACACAATCTGCACAAAACATTACAAATCAATCTATATTTGTAGGAAGTACAAATGAATTGCAGAAACTGCTAAGAGGTAAAATGCAGGAGATAAAGCAAATAGAATCTAATCCATGATCGGTGATAAGAACTCATATCTCGGCAATCCAAATCTCAAGAAGACAAATGTTCCTGTTAACTTTACTCAAGATCAAGTTGAGGAATATTTAAAGTGTTCTGAAGATCCTGTTTATTTCATGAAAAATTATATTAAGATTGTCAATCTCGATAAGGGATTGATGACCTTCTCGATGTATCCATTTCAAGAAAAACTAGTAAATCTTATTCGTGACAATAGATTCGTTATTGCAAAGATGCCTCGTCAGTGTGGTAAGTCAACTACCATCATTGCAGATATTCTACACCATGCACTGTTTAATCCAAATCAGACCATAGCAATTCTTGCAAATAAAGAAAAACTTGCAAAGGGTCATATGGATCGTTTAAAGACTGCTTATGAAAACCTGCCAAAATGGCTGCAGCAGGGTGTTAAAGAATGGAATAAGCATTCTATCGAATTGGAAAATGGATCAAAAGTCATTTCGTCCGCAACATCTGCATCTGCTATTCGTGGTGGATCTTTTAATTATATTCTGTTGGATGAGTTCGCCCATGTCCCTGAAAATATAGCAAATGATTTTTATAGTTCAGTATATCCAACAATCACATCCGGTAAAACTTCTAAAATGGTTGTAATTTCTACACCTAATGGATTGAATCTATATTATAAACTATGGATTGAAGCAATTGAAGGAAGAAACAGTTTCAAGCATATAGATGTTCACTGGTCAGATGTTCCCGGTCGTGATGAGGAATGGTATCAGAGAGAAATCAAGAACTTAGGTGAAGAACGATTCCGCACAGAGCACGAATGTGACTTCATTGGTAGTACTAATACTCTTATTTCTGCCGATAAACTCAGAACAATGGTTTATAAGACTCCAATCCATACCACCCCTGATGGATTAAAGGTATATGAAAAACCAGTCGTGGATTCTAAAAATCCTGCAAACAATCACACCTATATTTTAACAGTTGATACTGCTAGAGGTACTGGAAACGATTACCATGCATTCACAGTTGTTGATATAACCAAGACACCTTATAAGATAGCAGCCACTTTTAAAAATAACGAGATGTCTCCTTTGGTATACCCAAATGCAATATACCCAATTGCCAAACAATATAATGATGCTTACATATTAGTTGAAATAAATGACATTGGTGGTCAGGTGGCTGATTTATTACATAATGAACTTGAATATGATAATTTGTTAATGTCCAGTGTTAGGGGTAGAAAGGGTCAGACCCTTGACGGTGGATTCGGAGGCAGTAGTCAAACCCAGTTAGGACTCCGCACTACGAAGGCTGTAAAGCGTCTAGGATGCTCTGTGCTGAAGTCTCTGATCGAATCAAACAAACTACTCATAGCCGATTACGACATCATACAGGAACTTGTTTCCTTTATTTCAAAAAATAATTCATTTGAAGCCGATACTGGTCATAATGATGACTTGGTTATGTGTATGGTTCTGTTTGGTTGGTTGACGACTCAAACTTATTTTAAAGATATGACAAATATGGATATTAGAAAGACCGTATTTGATGAAAAATTAAAACAATTAGAAGAAGAAATGACACCATTCGGCGTAATTGATGATGGTATAATGTTTCAAAATGAAGAACAAGACTCGTCTGGGACGGTCTGGAGGGATGCTGAAATTAGAAATAATGATTTTTATACATAACCGTAGACCAAAATAGGCGAATAAGGAGAGAAAAATGGCATTCCAATTAAGTCCCGGTGTAGAAATCAGAGAATTTGATCTTACTTCAGTTATTCCAGCCATTGCAACCACCCCAGCTGGCTATGTCGGCTTATTTCAATGGGGTCCTGCAGATACTAGAGTATTAATTGAAACAGAAAAGCAACTAACAGATGTCTTCGGCAAACCAGATACAGGTATCGATCTAGCAACAGATTGGTATGTCGCTTCAAACTTCCTCTCTTACGGCGGTGCTCTCCAAGTCGTAAGATCTGTAGGTAGTGGTGATGACAATGCTACAGATGCTTCCGATACAGATGGTATACTCATCAAGAGTAGAGAAGACTTTGAAGTACAATTCCAAGGTGCTTATACTGGTTACCCATTCAAATGGGCAGCGAAATATCCAGGAACTTTAGGTAACAGTTTAAAGGTAGTTGTAATTGACTCTAAAGATCCATCACCAAATACAAACACTGGTATATCGTGGGAAACATATACAAATACTTACGGCATTCCAGGCACATCTGATTATGCATCAACAATTAATGCATCCGCAAACGATGAAATTACAATTTTAGTAATTGATGAAGATGGTGCATGGACAGGTACAAAAGGTACAGTTCTTGAACAATTCGTAAAGGTTTCAAAGGCAACTGATGCAAGATCGGGTGATGGTTCTAGTAATTATTGGAGAACTGTTGTAAATGGTCAATCAAAGTATGTCTGGGCAGGTGTAGTCGAACCAAATACAGGTTCAACATATACTGCTGGTGGTACAGTAGACTGGAATAGCGCAGTTCATCCATCAAATACATTTAGAGTATTATCAGATGTTAAGGAATATTCTCTAGCAGGTGGTAGTCTCAATACAACAAAGGGTGTAAGTGCAGAAGCAGATGTTGTTGCAACTTTCCAAGCACAATTCTCAAATGCAGAAGATGTTGATGTATCTCTACTAATTGCTGGTAATCTTGCTGCAGCAAATGCAAAAGAAGTAGTAACACTTGCAGCAAATCGTCAAGATTGCATTGCATTCGTTTCACCAAGAGCAGTAACCGATGTTCTCACACCAGTAAGAACTTCAGACGATGCTGTATATACCGCAATTAACAATTATAGAACAACAGTAGGTTCTTCTTCTTACGGTGTAATGGATGGTAATGCTAAGTATCAATATGACCGCTATAACGATAGATTCCTATACATTCCACTTTGCGGCGATACCGCAGGTTGCTGTGTAAGAACAGATAACACAAGAGAACCTTGGTTCTCACCAGCAGGTTATGATCGTGGTCGTATCAATAACATCGTTAAGTTAGTTTGGAACCCATCAAAGACCTATAGAGATAAGTTATATAAGAATAACATCAATCCTATCGTTTCTTTCCAAGGTTCAGGTGCAATTCTCTTCGGTGACAAGACTCTACAAAGCAAGCCAAGCGCATTTGATAGAATCAATGTCCGCAGACTCTTCAATGTTCTAGAGAAAACAATTGCTACAGCAGCCAAGTTCCAACTCTTTGAATTCAACGATGCATTCACAAGAGCACAATTTAGACAACTCGTTGAACCTTTCCTCCGTGAAGTTCAAGGTAAGCGTGGTGTAAGTTCATACGCAGTAATTTGCGACGAATCCAACAATACATCCAGCGTAATTGATCAAAACCAATTCGTTGCAGATATCTTTGTTGCACCAGCAAGAAGTATCAACTTCATCCGTCTAAACTTCGTTGCTACCCCAACCGGAGTAACTTTCGCAGAATTCGGTGGATAATACAAAAAATAAAGATAAATACAAGAGGAAAATCAAGGAGCAAATAAATGGCAGACTCATCAATCAATTCATTCATGTCAGCCTTCGACGGCGGTTCTAGACCAAATCTTTATTCAGTAACACTGGCTTGCCCAGTTGGTCCACTACCACAATTACAATTTTTCTGCAAGGCAGCAACACTACCTTCATCAATTCTTGGTGAAGTAAATGTTCCATACCTCGGTCGTATGGCAAAGTATCCCGGTGATCGTCAATTCGAAGATTGGACAATTGACATCATCAACGATCAAGGCATGTCTTTAAGAAATGTTTTCGAATACTGGAACGAATTGTTCAATTCATATGCAGGTAACACCACAAGTTTCCCAAATCCTCGTGGTGCTTTCGGTTCTGCAACAGTTGCACAACTTTCTAGAAATTACCAAGTAGTTAAGTGGTATCAATTCTTCGATCTTTGGCCAGAAAATGTCGCAGCAGTTCAATTAGGTTACGACCAAAATGATACTGTTTCCGACTTCCAAGTAACATTCAAATATTCATATTTCGTAACAAGTTCATCACCATTCCAAGTAAACGGTGCTACGGGTGTTGGTGCAGTTGGTCCAGGCGCAGTCGCTGGAGCAGGTGCAGCAGGATTCGGTATTCCAGGCTTCGGTGGCTTCAACAGCACAGGCGTTGGAGTAGGAGCAGGTAGTAACGGCAGCGGTGTTGCAGTCGGTGTAGGTGGTTCTGGCAACAGTGTAGGCGTTGCTGTCGGTAACGGTGGTGGCAAATCCTCATTTGGTTTCGGCATAACTACTTCAAAGGGAAATAGTTTTGGATTCGGTCAGAGCGGTTGATTTGTTCGGTGTTCTTAAATAAGGATTTTTATTATGGCATTTGATTTATTTGGATTTACATTTGGCAAAAAAGAGAAACCACAGGATAAGGTAGAGTCATTCGTACCAAAGAATTTTGATGACGGTGCTACCGTTGTTGAAGCAGGTGGATTTCAAGGTTTTTACATTGACCTAGATGGTACTCTTAAAGTAGATTCAGATCTAGTACGCAAATATCGTGAAATGAGTCTTCATGCTGAATTGGATCAAGCAATTGATGATATTGTAAATGAAGCAATAACCGAAGACGCTAAGGGATATATTGTAGAACTGGAACTTAACAAAGTTAATGTTCCCGAAGAAATTAAACAAATAATGTATGAAGAATTTGAAAAGATTCTTCAACTTTTAAACTTTAATAATAAAGCACAAGAACTTTTCCGTAAATGGTATATCGATGGTCGTATGTACTTCCATCATATTTTACACGAAGATCCAACTGAAGGTATAAAAGAAATTCGTCCAATCGATCCTCTTCTCATCAAGAAAATCAGAGAAGTAAAAAGAGGAGCAAAGATAGGAAACATTCCTATTATTCAAGATGTCGATGAATACTATGTCTTCTCAAATTATGAAAAATTAAATCCACATGATTCAAAGGGTCTTAAGATTTCACCGGACTCTATCAACTATGTGAATTCTGGTCTTTACGATTATTCAAGTAAAAGAATTATCGGATTTTTACACAAAGCAATTAAGCCTCTCAATCAATTAAGAATGGTTGAAGATGCTACAGTCATTTATCGTTGGTCGCGTGCTCCAGAGCGTCGTGTGTTCTACATCGATGTTGGTTCTCTACCTAAGAACAAAGCAGAGCAGTACATGCGCGATCAGATGAATCGTTTCCGTAATAAACTTGTTTATGATGCAAATACCGGAGAACTCCGTGATGATCGTAAACACATGAGCATGTTGGAAGATTACTGGCTACCCCGTAGAGAGGGTGGTCGTGGAACTGAAATCTCAACTCTACCCGGTGGTCAAAACCTTGGAGAGATGGCAGATGTTCTTTACTTCCAAAAGAAACTTCTAAAGGCACTCAATATTCCAGAATCTCGTATTGAAGCAAATACAGGATTCAATATGGGTCGTGCATCTGAAATTTCAAGAGATGAACTTAAGTTTGCTAAGTTTATTAATAGACTTCGCTCAAAGTTCAGTGAACTTCTATTGAATTTCTTAAGAGTACAACTTCTATCTCGACAAGTAATGAGTGATGATGATTGGAAACAAATCTTCCAAAAGATACAATTTAAATATGCAACTGATTCATATTTTGCAGAATCCAAGCAAGCAGAAATTCTTCGTGATAGAATTGCAATTCTTCGTGATGCTGCAGACTATTCTGGAAAGTTCTATTCTGATAAATGGTTAAGAAAGAATCTTCTTCGTCAAACAGATCTTGAAATTCAACAAATTGATGTTGAGATTCAAGAAGAACAACAACAGCAATTAGAGAAACAACAACAGGCAGCGCAAGAAGCAGCACAAGCAGCAGCAATGTCTGGTGGTGGAGCAGATCAACAAGCAGCACCTGAAGGACAAGCAGGTGGCGAAGGTATAAATAACCAAGCACCACAAGTAGATCCAACGGGAGGTAAGACATTCGATGCCAGCAGCCTATTATGATATACAAGCAGATGAAGGTTCATCTTTTCGTCTTAAATTAAAATTTCTTGATAGTAATAAGAAATTAGTAAATTTGGTGAATCCACCAGCATCTGTTATTGAGGGATTTGAAGATAGTTTTCGTAAAGATACTGATGGTAACTATGTCATTAAAGCATATGCTCGAATGCAAGTTAGAGATAGTGTAGACGGTGATATTCTTCCAGTAGATCAAAATAATACACCAACCAATATGGTTGATGATACAAATCTCTGGGGACAAAGTAATTTAAATTATACAAATATTCAAATAAAACTTAAAGATGGTACAGATGGTGATTCAAATATTATTATCACCATAGATGCAAATGTAATGTCAAACATTGATTATGGTAATTTTTTATATGATTTAGAATTAGTATTCTCTCAGGATATAATTACAAATCCAAAAGCAGTTACATTTAGAGTAATGCAAGGAAGATTTATAGTAACCCCAAATATTACGAGATAAAAATGGCATTCGTATTCTTCGTTGAAGTAGATAATAAATTACCAAAATACTTAATGAAGGTAACTTCTTCACAGGATATGATATCAATTTATCGTTCAACTGAAACTGATGTTGTTTTAGTTGGAGAACATAGAGACAGAATATATCAGAGCAGCATTGAAAAATGTAAAGAGTTGGATTGTTCACAATTTTACACTTCTGCATTCACTACAGGTGCAGTATCCTTATGTGCAGATTGTGAAGAATTTATTCCTGGTGGTGGCGGTGATAGAGAATCTGGACCCTGTTCTGCATATAATACTTTAAATAGTGTGAATTTTACTCCACCTTCCGCAGCAACACCTTTGAGTAATAGTGATCCTACTGGAACTCTTTCTAGTTATAATTCATGGGTTTCTAGTTCCAATCACCAAGCAATATCAAGAAGTGGTTATTGGTTAGGTATGAATGTATGTAATGGTGGTGGAGGTCAATATCAGTGTATAGTTAGTTGCAGTAGTGGAAATGTTGCTGGTTGTTATCCAAATTCTAGTTCTGGTTCTGTTGGTAATGTTTATACTATTGGTGGTTCTAATTATCAAGTATATGATGCAATGCAACTTATAACTTCAGGATTTTCTATACCAACTAGTGGCACATTTCCATTATTATCAGGAAATCCAACAACTTCTGGAACAGCAGTTTCCGAAAATTCTTGTGGAAGAAATGTTACAACGGTTCACTTTGCTGGTGATGGTAATTCAAATTGTATAACCGATAATGGTCATAACGATAAATGCACAAAATGTATGGATGGTTCTAATCCAAAAACAGGAACTTTACCAACATCTTCAGAAACACAATTTCCAAATGATATAGCACTATTTGGTGATCATACCAATACAGTATTAAGTACTGGATCAAATTGTTATTCTATTGGTAATAACAGTACAAGTGGTAGTAATGGAGCAAAAGCATCATTATTTTCAGGACAATTTGCTTTGGGTGGTGGTCCAAGTGGAACGACAAAACCAACAACAATTGGTGCTGCAGGATTAACTTCTTTTGGAAGTTGTGGAGAGTGTATTGGTAAAATGTTATCAGATTCGAATGGATCTAAAGGACCAGGATGCTGTCTATCAGCATGTAATCGTATAGGTATTAATGGAGCACCAACAACAAGTGATGCGGGTTCTACATGGTCATCAGGTTCTAGAATATGGTCTAAGTTTTGGCCAAACGATGGATATGATGACGGTTATAGAAGTTCAAATAGTCAATCTGCATGGGGTGCATGTTTAGGCAATACAACAGCAAATTCGATTTATGCTTTACCATGCAATCCTACAAGTTATTGTGATAATGGTAGTGCTTCTATGCCTTCTATATTAGAAACTAATTATTCTAGTAGTATTTGTACATGTACAACTGCTGGTATATTTCCAGCAGGAGTAAGTTGTCAGCCTAGTGTTCCTCCTACTAATCCTCCAACTCTTATACCAGTATTAAAATGTTCCAATACTTGTGGATTCGATCCACCTTATATTGTACCATATAGTAACTGTGTAGCCAAAAAATCATACATGGCTTTTTATGTTGGAGAGTGTTCAGTAATTGAAAGCTGTGCAGGCACTGTACCAGCAGATCAATCATCAAGAAGTGGTTGTGCCGCAAATATACCAGTTATTTATGATAAATTTTATACTAGAAGCGTTGATGCCGATAATAGTGCTGATGTTCAAGCCACTGTTATAGACACAACTAAATCTCAAATAGCATCTCAACTTGGAGAGGATGCTGGTGGTTGTGGTGTTGGGGGTAGAGGAGCCGCAGTTGGAAATGTAACAAATTTAACAATAACTGGGTTAGTAACTTGTTCATCTGGTGGTGGATGTCCAACAAGAGGAAAAACCAGTGGATATGTTGGCATCAATACAGTACGATCACTATTGGCTTATGGTTATAGTACTGGTGGTGGAGGTGGTGGAACTGGAGAAGAATCGGGAATGTCTGCCGATGAAACTGCTTCATGTTGTTTACTCACAATACAAAGTCCTTGGACACCACCAGATAATTCTTGGAATGTTCAAAATTGTAAAGATACAGGAGAACCCCATTTAAATTGGGTACAAGAAGCATTCGGTAACGATTCACCGTGTAGAACTAATGCATGTGAACAATGCCCAGACTAAAAATTATTTTTGATATATAAGATAAAGGAATTAAATATGAGCAATTTTATTAATAATTTGTTAAATGGTGATTTAGAAGGTTTTAGAAAGAATATTTTTGATACTCTCTATGCTAAAGCAGGAGAGCAACTAGATGATAGAAAGGTAGAAATTGCAAATAATCTTTATTCTACCCCAGAACAAGAAGAAGATGAAATAGAAGAAACAGAGGAATAATAAATGAAACTAATCACAGAAACAATTCAAGATGTTAAGTATGTAACCGAAGCAGCAGAAGACGGTAAAAAGTCTCTTTTTATTGTTGGTCCTTACATGGTTGCAGAAGAACAAAACCGCAACGGTAGAGTTTATCCTGAAAAGATTCTAAGAAATGCTGTTACCGCTTATATGAAGAATTATGTAAACGCAGGTAGAGCATTTGGTGAACTAGGACATCCAGAAGGTCCAACTGTAAACCTAGATAAAGTTTCACATTTAATTAAAGATTTATCATTTAATGGAACAGTTTGTGAAGGAAAAGCCAAGATTTTAACAAATACCCCAATGGGCAAGATTGCAAGCAGTCTCATTGAAGAAGGTGCAAAATTAGGTGTTTCCAGCCGTGGTATGGGTTCTTTAAGAGAATTCCAAGGTGTAAACCATGTTCAAGAGGACTTTATGCTTGCAGCAGTAGATATCGTTGCTGATCCATCAGCCCCAGGTGCTTTCGTCAATGGCATCATGGAAGGCAAAGAATGGGTCTGGAATAACGGAATTATGCAAGAAGTTCAAATATCAAATTATAAAAAAGCAATGAATAATGTTTCTAGAAAAGATCTAGAACAAACCCAACTCAAGATATTTGAACACTTTTTGTCAAAGATTAAAGAATTATAAATAAAAACAGAAACTACGATCAAGGAGATTATCAAAATGGATCCAAAGAAACTAGCAGAAGAAATCCTCAATCAACTCTTCGAAACAGAAGAACTTGTTGAAGCAAAAGAAACCGAAGAAGAAATGGAAGAGGATGAGGACGAAGAAGAAGGTGATGAAGAAGAGGAAACTGATGAAGAAGGCGAAGAGGAAGAAGGCAAGACATCAAATGCTTCTACTCTCAGCATGAAATCTTCTCCAACACAATCTGCTGGCGGCAGTAAGGGTGCTGTTGATTTTTCTGGTAAGGGTAATCAACCTTGGCCAGGCGTAGGTGAAGCACAAGAATTTGAAACAACTGGTGTTTCAGCAGAAGCAAACAGAGCAACAAGAGCAATGAAGCCATCTTTTGCTGGCGTTGAAATGCCATCCATGAACAAAGAAAAAGTTCAAGAAGATGTTAAGACACTCTTTGGTGCAGATGTATCAGAAGAGTTCATAGAGAAGGCATCTTCACTTTATGAAGCATCATTAAATACAAATCTTCAATCAATCACAGAGCAAATGGCAAATCTCTTCGAAGAGAAACTTGCAGAGCAAACTATGATGGTTGCTGAAGAATTAGAAAACAAGATTAACGATTACCTCTCATATGTTGTAGAGGAATGGATCAACGAAAATGAGTTAGCCGTAGAGAACGGTCTTCGTACCGAGATTGCAGAGAGTTTCATTGAAGGTCTAAAGAACCTCTTCGTAGAATCATACATTGAGATTCCAGAAGACAAGACCAACATTTTTGATGAAATGACAGATGCAATTGAAAATCTAGAAACCAGAGTAAACGAAGAGATGGAAAGAAACATCTCTCTCCGCGAAAAGGTAGCACTTCTAGAAGCAACAGCAGCATTTGAAGAAGAAACCAAGAGTCTAAAGTCTATTGATGTACAAAATCTCAGAAAACTTGCAGAAAATGTAGAATTCTCAAGTGTAGAGGATTTCAGATCAAAGGTTAAGGTTCTTGTTGAAAACTATTCAAAGGCAAAGTCTACTCCAGTAAAGTCAGTAAAAACAGCAGAAAACACCGCTGTAGGTGCTGTAATTGACAATTTAATGGAAGAGACAGAGCAAAACGAAGAGCAACAATTCATAAATGAGAGCATCAAAATGTATTCAGATGTTCTCGGTAGAACACTCGAAGGTTAAGTCTAAAAAATTAAAATTATATATAAAATAGAATTCTAAAAAGGAGCTAGAAAAAAATGGACCCCACTCGTCAACTATTATCAGAGTCAGTAAAGAACAAATGGAAGCCAATCCTTGAACACAAGGCACTTCCAGAGATCAAAGACAATTACAAGAAGCATTGCACCACAGTTCTCCTAGAGAACCAAGAGCAATGCCTCAAGGAAGCACAAGGCATCCTAGGCACACAACTCGGTACATCAAACCCAGGCGCAGGCACAACAACTGGTATCGATTCATTCGATCCAATTCTTATCAGCCTCGTTCGTCGTGCAATGCCAAATCTAATGGCATACGACATCGCTGGTGTTCAACCAATGACCGGTCCAACCGGACTCATCTTCGCAATGAAGAGCCGTTACGGTGGTGCCGCTGATTCCACAGGTCTAAGAAGTGGTGCAGAAGCACTTTTTGCTGAAGCAGATTCTGGTTTTAGTAACAGCAACAGTGTTTCTGGTAAAACAGGATCAGGTGCTGGTGCTCAACTAGGTACAATGGGTGAACTCTTTGCTGATGATAGAGGCAACACAGACGGTGCTTTTGAGCCAGGTCGTGGTATGGATACATCAAAGGGTGAAAACCTCGGTGGTGGAGCATCTGTAAATGGTGGTACATACGGTTTCAATGAAATGTCATTCACAATCGAGAAGACAGCAGTTGAAGCAAAAACTCGCGCTCTAAAGGCAGAGTACACCATCGAAATGGCACAAGACCTCAAGGCAGTTCACGGTCTAGATGCTGAAACCGAACTCGCAAACATTCTCTCAACCGAGATCATGTTTGAAATCAACCGTGAACTAGTAAGACTAGTTTATGATGTTGCTAAGCTCGGTGCTCAACAAGCAGACATTGCATCAAAGGCAGTAGCAGTTCTAGGTTCAACAACTGGTGGTGTTTATGATCTAGAGAAGGACTCAGACGGTCGTTGGAGTGCTGAGAAGTTCCGTGGTCTACTCTTCCAAATTGAAAGAGAAGCAAACCAAATCGGTGCAGAGACTCGCAGAGGTCGTGGTAACATGGCAATCGTAAGCCCAGATGTTGCTTCAGCCCTTGCAATGAGTGGTATTCTAGACTTCTCACCAGCATTCAACAGCGCAATGAATACCGATGTAAACGGTAACACACTCGCTGGTACAATCTCTGGTGGTAAGATCAAGGTTTACATCGATCCATACTCAGTACCAACTCACATCGAAACATGGACACCAGTAAACTATGTTTGCGTAGGTTATAAGGGTACAAGTCCATATGATGCAGGTATCTTCTACTGCCCATATGTACCTCTACAAATGGTAAGAGCAGTTGATACAAGCACCTTCCAACCAAAGATTGGTTTCAAGACCCGTTACGGTATCGTAAGTAATCCATTCGTTCTAGGTTCTGATAACAGTCCAGACGCAATGAGACTACAACGCAGAAGAAACCAATACTACCGCATTTTCCGCGTAGACAATCTACATGGTAACGATGCAAGTTACGGTGGTACTTGATAGAGTCTAGTTTCTGAACGAGAGGGGAGGTCGAAAGACCTCCCCTTATCATTTGCATAAATAGTTGTATGGATAATATCATATATCAATCAATAACAGCACGAGAACCACAAACACTTAATCCATTAAGTGCAAATAAGTTTCGTGTGGTATTTCATAGAATTCCACATATAGTTTATTTTTGCCAAGCAGCAAATCTACCAGGAATTTCAATAAATGAATATATACAACCAACACCATTTGCTACACCTCTTCGTAGACCGATGGGAGGATTGACTTATGATAATTTTGATATGTCATTTGCATTAAGTGAAGATATGTCAAACTGGAAACAATTACATGATTGGTTAATTAAAATTCCACCAACTGTAAATTTTTCAAATAGATACGAAAAGTATCCAGATAATTATTCAGATGCAACTTTGGTTGTTTTAAATAATTCATCTAAACCATTTTTTGCAGTTCATTTGAAAGATTGTTTTCCAACATCATTAGGTGCTATACAATTTGAAACAAATATTTCAGATGTCACACCACTTACATGCCAAGTATCATTTGCATATAGTGGTTATTATCTTGAAAATTTGACTAGTTCGTAATCTGTGATATACTTACATCATGACTTTAAATGAACTAATTGAACAAGCAAAACAAGACATGAAGTTTGACGACACAGAACTCGATAAGGAGTCTCTGCGTATTCCTCAGTTACATAACAAGTATCTCAACTTTTATCATGAAGAGAAGTTGCGATATCAGGGATATAAGACAAACTATTCCAAGATGTTCAAACTCAAATGGGAATACTATTGTGGTAAACTCAGCGAGGATCAATTAAAGGAACTTGGATGGGAACCATTTGATCTAAAGATTCTTCGTCAGGATGTGGACATTTATCTGGATGCCGATAAGGATCTAATTGAATTAAAGAACAAGATGTCAATTCAAGAAGAAAAGGTAGATTATTTGAGTTCTATTCTTAAGGGAATCACAAATCGACAGTTTCATATACGCGACGCTATCTCTTGGCGTAAGTTCCTTAACGGAAGTATATGATAAATACTTGTATATGGATTTAGTGATTGAACCGTTAGACTCTGTTTATATAAAGGTGGACTGTGATAGAAGTTTTGCAAAGGAGTTATCTGACTACTTTACCTTCCAAGTCCCCGGACATAAGTTCATGCCCGCTTACAGGAACAAACTGTGGGACGGACAGATCAAGTTGTATAACATCTACGGACAGACCATCTATGCAGGACTTGAGGATTATGTTCTCCAGTTTGCAAAGGATAGATCGTATTCGGTTGAGAACCGAATTACAAAAAATAAAGATAGAATCACTCTTGAACAGGTTATAGAGTATATTAAGACTCTGAACCCCTACGCTGCAGGAAAGCGTCTAGAACCCCACCAGCACCAGTTGGAAGCGATCCTACACGCTTTAAACGAGCGTAGGAGCCTTCTATTGTCCCCTACAGGGTCAGGTAAGAGTCTAATCATATATGTCCTATGTCGTTATTTGTTAAATCTTCTACCAGAAGATAAAAAAATACTAATAATCGTTCCAACCATATCCTTAGTCACCCAGATGTATTCAGACTTTTTTGAATATTCATCCAAGACTGGTTGGAAGACTAGAGATCATTGCCATAAGATTCACGGTGGTCAGGACAAGGATTCTGATAAAAGAATTATTATTTCAACTTGGCAGAGTATCTACAAGATGCCAAAGAAATACTTTGATCAATTTGAAGCAGTGATTGGAGATGAATGCCACTTATTCAAATCCAAATCTTTAAGTGCTATCATGTCTAAATTAACAACTTGCGATTGGCGTATTGGTACAACTGGTACACTTGATGGTAGCATGACACACAAATTGGTAATTGAAGGATTGTTTGGTAGTGTAAAGAA